GAATTTGAACAGTTTCAAAAGGAACAAGAGCAAGTTCAAAATCAACCAGCGCCTCAATCAAAACCACAACCTTCTGAAAAAGCATTAGCTTGGGCAGAAAAGAATACTTGGTTTAGATCTAATGCTGATATGACTGATTATGCTCAAAGAATTCATAGAGGATTAGTAGCAGAAGGATTTGACACTGAATCAGATGATTACTATAATGAGTTAACTGTAAGAGTTAAAAACAAGTTTCCTGAGTCTTTTGAAGACTCGGATCAGACAACTAGAAGCGCTAAGATCGCCCAACCAGTCGCTTCTGCAACAAGGTCTGCAACCACAGGGCGCAAATCTGTTAGGTTGACTCCTAGTCAGGTAAAAATAGCTAATAAGCTTGGAGTTCCTCTAAGCGAATATGCTAAGTACGTTTAGGAGGTACACATGACAGATATAAAAACACCAAGAAGTGCACAAACAAGGGCTAAAGAGGAAAGAAGTAAACCTTGGAAGCCACCGTCTCAATTAGACGCACCACCATGTCCTGATGGATATAAGCAACGATGGTTACGACATAGAGTAAATGGTTCAGATGATACTAAAAACATCAACGCCAGACTCAGAGAAGGCTGGGAATTAGTCAGAGCTGACGAAAACCAAAAAGGTCTATACTCTGCATACAACGGAGAAATCAAAGCTTATCAGGGTGTCATCAGTGTAGGTGACTTGCTATTGGCAAGAATGCCTGTGGAAATGATTGAACAACGTAATGCATATTACAAGCAGAAGACTGATCAACAGACTGAAGCATGGGAATCAGATCCACTTAGAGAACAACATCCAAGTATGCCTATGAATCAAGATAGGCAAAGTCGTGTATCTTTTGGTGGCGGTAATAAAAAACCATCTTAAGATACTTAATAATAAAGGAGATGAACTATGGCAAATCAACAAGGAAACTTTGGATTTCGTCCTGTGCAAATGCTAGGTGGTGCTTATAATGGTCAAGGCCAACAAGAAGTATCAATTGCAAGCGGAGAGACAAATTCAATATTTCAAGGTGATCCAGTTGTATTAAATGCAAATGGATCGATTTCACGTGGTGGATCTACCGGTGCTGAACTTTTAGGTATTTTTAATGGTTGCTTTTATACAGACCCAACAACGTCTAAACCAACTTTTTCTAATCACTATCCGGGCGGCATTGCAGCAAGTGATATCGTTGCTAACGTAATCACAGATCCAGATGTCATTTTCGAAGTCAAAGTAGACGACGCAAATGGCGGAATAGCCCAGGTTGGTTCAACAGCTAACATCGCAACATATAGTGCAGGAGATACAACTTCAGGTATTTCAAATGTTGCATTAGATGGTGGCTCGTTTGCAACCAGCAATGGCTCAAACTTCGCTGTGTACGCACTTTCAACAGATGTGGACAACAGTGACTATACTGTAGCTAACGCTAACATTTTAGTTAGAATTAATAAGCACCAGTATAGAGATACTACAGGTATATAGGAGGTTAAACTATGGCTATATCTAGAAGTCAACTCGTTAAAGAGTTAGAGCCAGGTTTGAACGCTCTGTTCGGCTTGGAGTATGGGCGCTACGACGCTCAACACGCAGAAATCTATGAAACAGAAACTTCAGATCGTGCATTCGAAGAAGAAGTAATGTTATCAGGTTTCGGTAATGCAAGAACGAAGAGTGAAGGTGGATCAATTATCTATGATAATGCAACAGAAACTTTCACAGCTCGTTACACACATGAAACAATTGCACTTGGTTTTGCAATCACTGAGGAAGCTGTTGAAGATAATCTTTATGACAGAATCTCAGCAAGATACACAAGAGCACTTGCACGTTCCATGGCAAACACTAAACAGGTGAAAGCAGCAAACGTTTTAAATAACGGTTTTGACAATAGCTTCCCTGGTGGTGACGGTGTAGCACTTCTTTCTGACGCACACCCGCTTGTAGCAGGTACATTGAGAAATGAACTTGCAGTCGCTGCGGACCTTAATGAATCATCACTTGAGCAGTCATTAATTGATATTGCTGCTTTCACAGATGAGAGAGGTTTATTAATATCAACTCAAGGTAGAAAACTTATTATTCCTTCTGAGTTACAATTCGTTGCTGACAGATTAACTGAGTCTGCTTTCAGACCTGGTACTGCTGATAACGATATTAACGCAACAAGAAATATGGGTATGATTCCTGAGGGATACACAGTAAACAACTACTTAACTGATCCTGATGCATTCTTCATTAAAACTGACATTCCTAACGGATTCAAATTATTCCAAAGAAGTCCAATTAGAACTTCAATGGAAGGTGACTTCGACACAGGTAATGTAAGATACAAAGCTAGAGAGAGATACTCATTTGGTTTCTCAGACCCTAGATGTGTATTTGGTTCACCAGGTGCGTAAGCATTAAATAACTAAATTAATAAGGGCGGTTGTCTTTGACTCCGCCCTTTTTTTATGCGATATTGAAATTCTAGCAAAAACAATCATGCACCACTGAGCTAGCAGACGGTATAGAGACTGCATGGTTATGGTCTATACAACCAAGGAGGTTTAATATGGCTGGAACACACTTTAAAGGCCCGTTATTATTCTCATCTGCGAGAGCAAGTCTTGAGAACTTAAAACAATCAATGTGGCCTGATCAATTCACTTACATGGATGATTTCTATGAAGGTGCAGTTGACACAACATTAAGATGGACAATCGTTAAAGACTCAGGAGCAAGTGCTGCTATTGTAGCTGATGCAACTGGTGGTGAGATTGCCCTAACATCTACAGCAACAACAGAAAATGATGGTGCTTCAATTCAAGGTAAACATGAGATCTTTGCTCTGCCTTCAACAGCAGGTGATAGTATTTGGTTTGAAACAAGAATTAAAACATCAGATGCAGATCAAATGGATATTCTTGTTGGATTGACAGAAACATTTGCAACTAACCCTGAAAACGCCTTAGCATCAGCAAACATCATTGGATTTTTGTTAGCAGATGGCAGTGCGGTAGTATCAGGAGTAACTGAATCAGGTGGAACTGCAACTACTGTAACATTTGCTGACACAACAAAGTCAACTTTGGCCGATGATACTTTTGTGACTTTAGGTTTTAAAGCTACAAAAGGGAATACAACTGACACTGTTAGATTTTATATTAACAGACAAGAAGTAGGAGTATCACAGACAAATGTACCGACAGCAAATCTTAAATTAGCTGTTATGAGTTTGTCAGGTGACGCAACAGGCACTAAGGTAACAACCTTAGATTATGTCATGGCTGCTCAAGATAGAGCTGTAAGTTACGAATAGGAGTAAACAATGTCAGTAACAAGAATTAAGGCTAAACATTTTAAAGTCATAAGCTCATCTACTGTCGACATTTGTGCAAATCAATCTGGCTCAAGTTCTGGGGATTTAACCCTTACAACTGCGTCAGGTGTTTTTACTGGTGGAGCAGAGTCTAATTTGGTTGCTGCAGCGGTAAATATTACTTCAACAACTAGCACTACTAATGCTGGTGTAACATTCGATGTAACTGGTATTGGACCGGACGGAGTGACAGAAGTGTCACAAACTGGTATAACTGGCCCTGCGGGTAGTGCTACTGTAGTAACTACACAGAAATTTACCAAAGTTACTAAGATAAGTCGCTCAGGTACAATTACAGATGTGTCTAGTGGATTTGCAGCGTCTACAAGTGGTATAGTTTTCTCAGGTAATACAAGAGTTAGAGGTATGCATGGCGTAAGCTCTGCTACAGCAGGTGCTTTGGAATTTCATAATAGTACAGATGACTCAGGTAGTATTTTGCTTGTGATTGATACACCTAATCAAGATGATTTCTTAGATCCTTACATTCCAGATCAAGGTATTCATTTCGATTCAAATGGTTGCTTTGTCGATTTAGGCACAGCAGTAACAAGCGTTACAGTATTTTTCGATGGCTAGGGATAAACAACCACCAAAAACTAAAAAATATTTACGCCCCACTAAAAAAGGGGCGGGAATGACCAAAGCTGGAGTTGATAAA